AAAAACTTAACAGCTATACTAATGAGAATTTAGCAAGAAAATTTAACAGTCTTCCGCTTGCTGATAAGAAAAAAGCGATGGAAACAGCGGCGCCAATTGCCAAGGAGATTAACGAATGAAACAGCAATTTCTTTACCAGAAGACCGGAACGATCCGATTAAGTGTATATCAGGACAATAGACCGATAGTCCCGACCAGCGCCAAGATTACTTTATATAAGCCGGGTAGTACATCGGAACTGCAAGCGCAAGATACGGCGTCAATAGACGGTACAACTGGCGAAATGACGTATTCCATAACCGTAACACATACAGCCAGTTACGACCTTAATTATAAAGCTGTTTGGGAATACGTCTACAACGGCATAACATATTACGAAACGCAACTTTTTGATGTTGTAAAAAGCATGCTCTCTATCCCGATCACGGATGACGATATATATGTCGAATGTGAACAGATACGGAATATAAACGTACAAGAACAAGGTACGGCAACGGCGGGCGCCGGCGGGACCATCACGGACACGTTGAACCGAAAAGAATCTGATAACTACTGGAAGGGTGGAAAGGTTGAGATACTCTCCGGCACGGGTGCCGGTCAGGTGAGAGACATAACCAGTTTCATCCAGTCAACCAGCGTGATCTCTGTAACGCCGAACTGGGGTACGAACCCGGACACGACAAGTATATACCGGGTTATAAAATCATTTGCCAGCAAAACAGAACAATGTTTTGAGGATGTTGAAACATCGCTTTATAACAAAGGCAAACGCGACTCGCTTATTCTCGAAAGCTCGCAGATAAAATATCCATTGCTTTTCCTCGTTATTCACAAGATATGTCAGGACATGATTAGCGAAAAAGAGGACAAATGGGAAATGTTATCAGATAAATACTGGAAAAAGTACGAGAACGCTTTCTCAAATATGGTACTCGAATATGACGAGGACGAATCCGGGGGAATTGCGGGAGACGAAGAGGCGGATCAGATTACAAGTCCAAGGATAGGCAGATGTTGAAATTGTCGGTCAATATACTCACATGGAATTGCATTGATACGCTCAGAGAGACGTTGGATATCCTTCACGATGACCTTAAAGACATAGAGTACGAGATCATCATAATTGATAATGGCTCAACAGACGGGTGCGCGGAGCTCGCGACAATCAGGAACGAAGGGAATCAAGGCGTTTCAATAGGCAAGAATCAGGGCATAAAAGCGTCAGGTGGAGAATATATCTTCATGTTGGACGGTGACATTGTGCCGGTGAAGAACAGTATAAATTGCCTCTTAGAATGGCTTGAGACTAACAAAGGCGAGTATGCCATAGGGTTTTACCCTAACAAATTCACAAATCAGAAGAACAAAAACGGTCAGGTACATCACGAAACGTATTGTCGCTACCTCTTCGAGCCACGGATACATACTCAGGCGATAGCCTTTTATGGTCTATTCCGGCGGTCAATGTTTGATGATTTTTGGATCATGTTCCCAGAAGAGGGACCTTTTGGCGAATGTGGGTATGGTTGGGAAGACAGCGATCTCTATATGCAGATGAGAGACGCCGAGATACAACAGTGGGTTGCGGGTATAAATTCGCCAATAGGACGATATTACCATGAGATCAATTCATCAATCCGGCTTATGGGGCATGACAAATATATGGCGACATCGCGGGCCCGGGGTGAAGCGTTCAATAAGAAATGGGGCGAAAAGGTGAAACAGGTTTATGGATAAACTTATCAATAACCATATGGATAAAATGGAAGCGCTTGAAAAAGAAGTTCATGGGGATATTGAAATTATAGTCGGAACATTCAAAGCCGACCTTGAGGATATAGATAATTTTATCGGGAACTTGGACATTATAATCGCGGAAAAGGTGGACGCGGTTAAAGAAAAATTGCTCGATGTGTATATGCCAAAAGCTATACTTGCGGGCAAGGAATATGCGGAAGAGATACAGAAAAAAATAGACCAGGACAAGACAATCAAGGTTGATGATTCAAAGGATCCTCAACTCAACAAAGAGGCGCAAAGTGCCGATAACGTTCAGAATTAAAAACAATTTTACCATGCCAAAGATCAGTTTTCAGGCGGAGCTTGAAAATATCGCTAAAAATATAGTTATCCCCGAAATAATAGGCGGTATAAACAGCGGTCGGGCGTTAGACGGTCAGGATTTTCCGGCACTTGAGCCAGAAACAATAAAACAGAAGGGCCATGCGCGTCCATTGATAGATACGGGAAAGCTCCGTAAATCATTCATCTATAAAAAGCGCGGGACTGACGCGGTAGTGGTGACTCTTTCAGGAGACAGCAAAGAGATTGGCGGCTATTTGCAGGAAGAGGGGATAAACTCAAAATCCGGTAAGAAATATTTCAACTTTTTTGGTATATCCACAAAAATGGAGCACTTAGCCCGGTTGTTTATGGAAAGGGTGATACTCAATGCCATTGAAAAAGCCAAAAGATAAAACACTTGACTCTATGATGAACCGAGAAATAGAGGTCATGGAAATATCGCTTACGGCAAAAGCCCGGCGGTTGAGTATTACTCTTAATGAGTATATCGAGATGCAGTTAGCAATGGGCGTGAACATAAATAATATCCAGGCCGAACTTCTGGCCGATCTGGACACCGGGGGCCGTATTTTTGGCGAGTTCGTGAACGCTATTAAGGCAACCGCGAATGGCGTGATGTATCGGTCCCGGGACAACGCGGAGATCGCCGAGATCGGGATTGATACAAAATGGAGATGGGTAGCGGTGCTTGTGAATACATGCCCGGATTGTCTTGAACGGCATGGAGAGGTCAATTCGTGGGAAGAGTGGGAATCAATAGGATTCCCGCGTACGGGGACGACAGTATGCCGCGAACGGTGCAGATGTTCGCTTGTGCCGGAAGAGGCGAGTGAACTTGAGCCGGTAAAGAGGGAGAAGCAATGAGCTACGATTTAGTCAAAAATGGCATAGCCGCGTTACTCAAAGGGTTAGGATATAAAGAATCAACCGAACCGTTCGACTTTGAGAACGCACCGGCCCAGACACTTGACCACACATATATAATCAACTGCCTTACCGGAGAACAAGATGAAGAAAAATCCGAGACGCTCATAGACAGGTTTTATGACAATCAATCTTGGGTGATACGGATTGCTTTTAAACGTAGCGCCCAGAACGATATAATTGTGCGCGATAATGTCCACAGAAAAAAAGATACTATTCTGAAAAAGCTCGATAATCCTGTAAGTTGGGCGAGTTTTGTCAGGATATTGAAATATAGGTCGTTCGTTTTGGAAGAGAGCAAGGAATATTTCTTGTTAAGTATAACCTTGCATGTGCAAGACACTTATATTTATTAACCAGGAGGGAAAAGATGTTAACGAAAAGGACAGTAATATTGGCAAAGATCGAGGGAACGTACGGGTCGGACTCGACTCCGACAAACTCGGCGGACGCAGTCGCCGTATGGGATTTTGATCCCAAAATCAATCCCGACATGAAAGAGAGGGGATTAAGCGGCGCTGATATTTCGCCATACCCGGATGTGAGAGGGAAGACGAGTTGTGAGTTCAGTTTCACAATAGAACTGAAGGGTTCCGGCACGGCGGGGACTGCTCCACGGATTAGCCCTATTCTCCGGGCATGCGGGTTGCCGGAAACGATCGTCAGCTCAACAAGCGTGACGTATGGCGTTATGGCCGCGACGCAAGAGAGCTGTACGATATACGGGTACGTTGACGGGATATTGTATAAGTTTTTGGGTTGTGCCGGAGATCCAGAGCTTATATTCAGCAATGGCGAAGTGATCCAGATAAAGTGTAACATGAAAAGCTTATATGCGCTGCCGACCGACAGTGCAATAGTCACGCCGACGTATGATACAACGGAACCATTGGTATGTAAGGGCGCCACGTTTACCTTTGGCAGTTACGCGGCAATCATCGAAAAACTCAATATCAAACTCAACAATACCGTTGCGGAAAGGCCGGATTTCAACCAGACCGAAGGTGTTAAAGGGTTCCAGATATCTGAACGTAACCCAGAGGGAAGCATGACAATAGAGGCGATATTGAGAGCTACGACCAATGCCGATTTCTTGAGTTATTTTCATAGCCAGACGGTTAAGGCACTTTCGCTCTCGCTTGGAGCGACGGCCGGGAATATCGTTACAGTAACCGCCCCGAAATGTTATTGTGGCGCGCCTGTTGTCGGTGATCGGGACGGGATAAGGACATTTGAGATACCGTTTAAGATACGGCGCAATTCAGGTAACGATGAGCTCAGTATCGCTTTAACGTAAACATAACAAAATAAAGGAGTTATGATGTTGGGTATAGACGTAAACGAAACGAGAGAAGTGACTATCGGCGATGCGGTGTTCTCCATCGGGATTTTGCCATACAGGATAAAAATAAAACTCGATTCTTGTATGGCCGGACAATATGCGGGCAAGACGAAAGAAGAGATTGATAAGGTGGTCAGCGAAAATCTCGAAACGGTTATTGTCCGCAACGCGGATTATGTGAGGTACGGTGTCCGCGGCCATAAAGGGATCACCACAAAAGACGGAAAAGAGATACCGTGTGTTATGAGTTCGGAAAGGGTCGGGACCCGCGAGGTTCCAGTTGTTTCCGATGAAACAATGGATTTGTATTTCGCGGCGGGTGTTTTCCCGGAACTCATAAAAGCCGTCTTGTCCGCTAACGAAGTGTCACAGGAAGAACGAAAAAACTAATATTGGCAGTTTGGGCGCAGGGCCTTGACTGCCAAAATTGTAGTGAGATAGAGAAAGACGCGCGGGGCTGTGAAAAAGATACGGCCCCGTACATCGTCGGCGGCGAGAAAGTAACGCGTTGTCCAGCGCGGCTTATAAGCGCAAAGACAAAAGAATATTTCAAAATGTACAGTATGATAAGGAATTTCGGGTGTCTTATGAATGACGGCGGGCTTGTAGATCAGTCAGCAAGGTTTTTGGACGTTATCAGCATAATAGATCGCGAAATTGCAATATGGCGCGCTGATAAGGCAAGAAAATAAGAGGTAAAAATGGCGAACAATATGGAACTGATACTCACCGGGAAAGACGAGGCGACAGCATACCTCGGCCAACAGGTCAAAAAGCTTACTTCTGATACCACAAAATCAACTAAAGATATGGGTTCTGCCTTTGCTGGTTATGCCGCAAAGATTGCTATTGCTACCGCGGCAATCGCCGCGATAACTGTCGTTGTCAAGGCCGCAATTAATGCGTCCATGGAGTATGAAATGCAAAAGATGACCGTCTACGGCAACGAGCAGACATTAAAACTTTTACAAGAGTTAATGCCGTATACGAATGATGTCGGCAAGGCTATGCAAGGCGCTAAGATCGCTATGGATATGGCAAGTGCCGGATTATTCGACCTTGACACGGCATCAAAATATGTTGGTATGGCCATGCAGGGCAATGTCGAGATGTTAGGCCGGTTTATCGGAGAGTTGCGGTCAGGTACGAATGAACAACTTAAACACATGACTGCCACAGAAAAAACCGCTTATGCCTTAGATCTGCTACAACAAAAGTTTGGCGGTATGGCCGCAGGCGAAATCAAAACCTTCGAGGGCGCCACGAAACAGTTACATAATGCCTGGGGTGACGTGTTACGGGTATTAGGTGATGTAATAACCCAAAATCCGCTTGTTATCGGAGCGATGAATGGCCTTACGAAAATCTTATTGTCCGTATCTGACACTATCCACACCGTAAGTAATACAGAAATAAAAATACAGTTTGCACCTGGTACAGCGGAACGTATACAGGCGGTCAGGGAAGAACTGGAAAGACTGGCAAACACATCTTTTGGGGAAAAGGTAAAAGAAGAAGCCTCAGGGATAATGGATACCCTGAAAAACCTTTTTGATCCTGCATCCTTTGGCACGAATATGGGTAAGAATTTCGTTGATTTTCTTATTCCAGAAGGTGCAAAAGAAATTATTTCTGAAAAAGTCCGGGCAATATGGGATGGTATGCCTATCATTGACGCGGCAAAATTCTTAACGGATCCCTGGCAGAACGGTATGGATCAAATTATTCAAATAACTGCCGAGACTAAGGCCGAAACTGACGCGATTATGGCCGGTGGTACTGCAGAGTCACCGCAAACTCAAGTTAACTGGGACGAAAGAATAGCCGTAGAGTTAACAGGCAATGAACAACTCAAGGCTATTATTCAAGAGGCAAGTCAATTTGCTCAAAATATATCCACAGAAGAAAAAATGGCCATCCTTGCCAATGAAGAAGAAAAGTGGAGCAAAATATTAGAAACAGGAAATTTAACAGTTCTCGGGAAACAAACTGTCGCAGAGAAGCTCAAAGCGATAGAGACGGCAACAACGGCATTTGAGAAAAAAAATAATGAAGAACGCATTAAAACGCTGACTGGTTACATTACAACAGTTGGAAGCGGGTTTTCACAACTTTTAGGAGCAACAGCAAATTATCTTCAACAATCTCAAGGGGAAAGCCAAAAAAATGCATCCGCAATTAAGGCAATAAGAATTGGTGAGGCTATCGTTAATACTGCTATGGGGGTGACAAATGCCTTAGCAATACCACCGCCTCCTTTAGGATGGGCTATGGCGGCGATAACGGCGGCTTTGGGCGCGGTTCAGATAGCCACTATCGCGAGCGCACCAGGCGCACAAGAGGGCGGAACGGTTGCTGGCGCGGGAAGTGTCCTCGTCGGTGAAGCGGGGCCGGAGATCCTTAATTTGCCCACGGGCGCGTCAGTGATACCATTGGACAAACAAGGCGGTGGTGGCGCTACGGTAAATATCACGATAAATAATCCACAAGTTGACAGCGATAAACGGTTGAATGA